ACCTTGTTAATCGGTTCTGGCAGATGGATTTGGAATTCCATTTCTCCCATCTTGAGGTGCATATGTACTTCAAGATACTCGATTTGTTTAACCGTTCGGGCTGGAGAAAGGTTCTATCCGTCCCAAATAGCCGGTTCGTCGCCGAGTTAGGGGCCACAGAGCCTTCTGTAATTCGTGCGCGGCAAAGGTTAGTCGATAGTGGATTGCTTGCTTATTCAAAAGGAACTCAAAGAAAAGCCGGAAAGTATACGCTCTTATACTATCAAAAAGAGGGTATAAAGGATAGTACAAACAACAACGAGGAACCGTTATACTATAAAAAGAGGGGTACAAACGATAGTATAAACGATAGTATAAACGATAGTATAAACGATAGTATAAACGATAGTATAAACGTTAGCTTATATAAGAATAGAACAGAAGAGATAAGAACAGAACAGACTTTTTCTTCTAATTCTTTAGATGAGAAAGATTCTAAAGAATTAGAAGAAAATATAACGTGCATCGAGCCGAAAAAACGCTCTTCTCCAAAACCGAAATCAAACCCGACGCCTTATCAGGATATCTACGAAATGTTCTTATCTATCTGCTCATCACTTCCCAAAATCCAGGAACCAAAAGATTGGGCAAAATCGCGGCGTGATTGTATTGCATCTCGCTGGAAGGAACATCCCGACATCGGGTTCTTTCACGACTTGTTTTATAAGGTTCAGGATTCCGATTTTCTTTCCGGGCGAGCAAACACGTTCAAAGCAGGCTTCGACTGGATATTTAAGCCCGCCAATCTTCAAAAAATCTTAGAAGGCAACTACGATAACCGCAATGCTAACGAACAAAGATTCGCAGGGCTCAAAGCGTTTTGGGAAGAAGCGCAAGCCGAGGAGGCGATAAAGAATGGCGTTAAGTAAGCAAGTGTTCACCGAGGCAATGATGCTGCTCGGAACCGTTTACGAAAAGCTCCGCGGCATTACGAGCAACAAAGAAGTGCTCAAAGCGTGGTACTCCGTGCTGAACGATATGACGGATGATGAACTCAAAGCCGCGGTGGATGATTATGTAAGAACGAGCAAATACGCCCCCGTACCCGCCGACCTGTGGGAACGCGTGAACGCGATGCGCGAACAGCAACACCCGGAGCTCAGCGCAGAGGAAGCGTGGGGTATCGTGTACCGCGATATCTCGCGATATGGTTACTACTCCGAGCCAACATACGATGATTGGAAGCTGGAAGCGGCGAAGAACTCCATCGGCTGGGGAACGCTATGCGACCTCACGGAGAACACGCTGATGCCGACCCGCGCGCACTTTATGCGGATATACGGCAGCTTCGCGCAACGGGAGAAGGCGGCAACTCAAACCAACAACCCGATGGCGATAGCGTTCGTGAACAACCTCGCGCGAGAGATCGCCGGGAAGGCCACAGCGCCGATAAAGGAGCTGGGAAAGGGATGATCATCGAAATCCCCGATCTCCCACCGAGCGTGAACCATTACTTCAAGCGCTCGCAAAACGGGCGGCTCTACCTCGATGCCGAAGCGCGCGCGTTTGTCGAGCTCGCTAAAATATGCGCCAAACAAGCGGCGAAGCGGGCGCGTTGGAAGATACTGCCGGCCGGGAACTTCTTCTATCTCGTAATTGGGTTCGAATTCAAAAACAAACGTTTTGCGGATCCAAATAATATGCTGAAGATTTTAATCGACGCCCTGGAAGGCATCGTGTTTGAAAACGACAAATGGTGCTGCCCGATGGTCGTGAGCGCGGCCATCACGGGCAGAAAGCATACAAAGCTCAATGTTATAACGGAATTCGGAGGGAGGAAAATCAATGAATAAAATCATCGTGAGCGGTTATCTCGGGCGAGACCCGGAAGTGAAGTATCTCCCAAGCGGGGACCCCGTCGCGAACTTCTCGCTCGGTGTAAGCCGCCCAAAAACCAAGAATAACGATAACCCCGGAACCGATTGGCTCCGTGTGGTCGCGTTCGGGAAGGTATGCGACACGATCAGCAACTACTTCGTCAAAGGAACCGGGCTAATCGTCGAAGGTCACATCCGCACCAACACCTACGAGGCGCAAGACGGGACAAAACGCAACTCGACCGACGTGATCATGGATCGGTTCGAGTTCTTGCCCCGATCCACGCGAGACCGTGAGCAAACCAAGACCGAGACGTTCGACGAAGAGCCGCTTGTCCCGCCAATACTATCCAACGAAGACGAGGTCCCGTTCTAATGCTCGCCGGCATACTCATCGGCATATTCATCGGCGCGCCGATTGGGATGATCATCGCAGCGTTGCTCCGGGCATCTGGGGACGACGAAGAGCAAAACGCGTTAAACGGCCCCAAAACGCGCGATAAAATCCGCCGTGACAAAACACTCGCAACTCAACCCGAACGTCGCCCGTAGGGGCTAAAAACCGCCTTAAAATCGAAAACTACATCGGAGGGGACTATGGAATTTACAGTTGACAAGAAAACTCTCGAAAATGCGATGACGAACATTGTATCCGTTGCGCCGGCAAAGGCGATTAAGCCAATCCTATCAAGCGTGCTGATCGAATGCAGTGATGCCGTATACCTGTACGCAACGGATATGGAAACATCGATACGGATCAAACTCGAAGGGGCGAGCGCGCAATCGCCGGGCAAGACCGCCGTGGACGCCAAGACGCTCTTTGAGATCGCCAAAAACGCGCCGAGCGCTCAGCTGAACATCAAGCAAGAAAACGAAGCGACGCTTGACGTGTACAGCAACGGCGGAGTCGCAAACATCCCAATGCTCGACCCCGAAGACTTCCCGGCGCTGATATTCGATTCAACGGCTGAACCGATCGAACTCATCCCGACGCTCTCAAGCGAGATTGACCGCGTTATCTATGCGATAGCCGCCGATCCAATGATGCGCGCGTTGAACGGGCTACACTTCGAAAGCGTTGATGGCCATCTCCGGTTCGTCACGGCGGACGGGTTCAGGCTTGCGACAATCGACACCGCGCAACACGTTAAAGGTGGCGACCTGACGATACAGCTTGGCACGCCCGCGGATATTATGCGATTGGAAGATGGCAACGCCTCGCATTACATAATGCCGATCCGATCCACGGAGGTGTGAGATGGCGAAGATACTATGCGTTCCGGCAATCAGCGACATCGATGACGTGGTGGAATACGTAAACGCCCGCGGTGTCTACCTCGAACGGAGCATTGTCGAGACGAACTACGCGTACCGGCAACTGATACCATATACGGTGCTGTTCGACCGCACGAGAGGCGACAACGGCAAGATACTTGCTTACAAACGGCAGAAGACGAGCAGCGAAGGCCGGTTGCACGATCAACTCACCATCGGGATCGGCGGGCACGTGGAAGAGAACGACGGATACGGCTGGCCTGCGGTAGACAACGCGAGACGGCGCGAGATGTTCGAAGAGATTGGCGTAACACCGGTACATCTCCAATACCTAATCAGCATTATGCTGCACGAAACCGCTGTTGATCGCGTTCATCTTGGCGTGGCGTCGTTTTGCACGAAGTGGGCAGGCGAACTCAAACCATCGGACGAGATACCGGAGTGGCGTTGGCACACGATCGAGGAGCTCGATAAGATGCCGCTCGAATCGTGGTCGCGGTACATATTGGATACGATGCTGGGGAGGGTATAAAATGAGCGAACGAAACATTGTGAAGGTGATCAACCGCTACGGATCCGACGGATCAATCGCGTTGGCGGCTCGAATCAGTTATGGGGCCAAGCACGTCGAGAGCGAACGCGTCGAGCCGATCATAAACGGTTTAATCGCGAATAAAGAGGGCACACCGTTCGAGTTTGCGAGCATGTGGTTCTATATCCGTTGCTCGCGGCTCTGTCACTCGCAATTCTTACAATACCGGCACGCGTCGCGGATCACCCGTTCCACGCGGCGTGTGGATCCAATCGAGAGTGAGAGCGCCGACCTCGACAAACTTCCGGCGGGCTACGAACAAAAGCATATTGATTATGCGCTACGGGATTACGCGTTCCAAACCGACGAGCTAAAGATTCCCCGCGAGATTGCGCGGCGAATCCTGCCGATGAGCATCCTTACCGAGTTCTACTGGCTTGTGAATCTCCGGGAACTGATGCACTTCTTGGATGAGCGATTAAGCAATCGTGCGGAGCAAGAGATACGGGACATCGCCAAGCGGATGGAGTTGGAATTCGCCGGCGCGTTCCCGATAACCTATATGGCCTGGAGGGGTTCAAATGCTTAGCGCTATGGATGAACAGGAATTTCTAAACGTGTTTGCAAACTATCAAACGTTAGAACTTGACCTCTATAACACAAAAAGAGACCTCGAAGCGATTATGCGGATGACGTCCCGGCTCAGGCTCTGCAAAGTGGAAGCGATACAAGGCGATGTCGCAAAAATATCCGAACTCGAGGCAATTGTTACACGCATATCCGAACTTGAAGCGATGATCGGCAAACGGAAGGCCGATCTTATCGCAGAGTCCAGGGTTCGTCTTCTCAAAAAGCTTATTAATGCGCGATATCACTCTCAAAAATAGCCGCGTATCCAATGCGGACGTTGTGCGGATGTTGCAGAGTTACAAGGCAAACGTGCAACGTTATCTCGGCTGCCGCGTGCATCTCGTGATTCTGCCTTCCGGCGAAATCGACTGGCACCTGAGCGGGCACCCGAACGAGCTCGCGTGCCTGAACGATCAGGTGCGCGCGGGTTTGTTTATCAAGTTCTTCGATCGCTGGTACAATCAGCTCCCGCGAGAGTGCCGCACGATCCTGTTCCACTGCTATATCAACCACGACTTCGAGCCCGCGAATACCATGAGCGCGTGGCTGGAGTACGAGTGGGGCCGGATGAAGTTTCGGACGCTGCCGGTGCGGCGTCTGGCAGTGTTGTTCGACTGCTCGACGAGTAAGCTGTACAAGATGAAGCGGTTCTGTTTGGAGAGGCTAACGGGGATAATAAATGAGGAAGCGATGACAGAAATAACGGAATAGCACGAAAAACGGCGAAAATACGAGTTTATCTAAGTATACTTTGGGTTCAATGTGATAATCAAGAACAATCAAGGATAAACATTTGTATTCGCAAAGATAGCGTGTTGCGATATGCGTGAGAATCGATTATACTATGTATGTAAGAGGTTGATGAGGGTCTTTGAAAACGTGAATAGGTAGAAAGGAAAAAAAATAAAACTAAGGAGGAATCACAATGGAAAACGAGAACGAGTACGGAACGGTAGAGCTGAACGGGAAGAAATATATGTACTTGGTGAACGATGAATACGTAGAGTATCTCGGAGATAAGGATGGAAATGTTTACAAAGGTAGTTATGAAAGCGGGAAGTTGGAATCAGTAACGCTTGTAGCATCGCCAAAATCAAACGTAGAGAAAGCCATTTTATCACACCTCTGGGTTACTGAGTTGCCAATGGAATTTTTAGAAGGCTTGCCGATAAAGTACGTTGAATCCCTTGGGATTGGCTGGGGCGATTGCTACCCCGTATGTTACGACGAAGATTTAACAGTTGATGATGTTTTAGATTCAAATAGTTGGTTGCTGTGGGAAAAAGCGAGCGGTGAAGACCTTGTGATCGACGATTCATACGAATACGCAAGATCAAAAACCAAAGAAGAAATAAAAGCAGAGCACATCGGCGAGTTCACCCAAGGCGAAGAAGACAGTGAGGAAGAAGATGATGAATAACACACTCATAACCGCTACGGATTACGCAAAACAGCACGGGATACCACGTCCCGTGCTTCTTGAGACACTCAAATATTTAGACCTCCAGCCCGTGCAGACGATCGGAAACGCTAAGATGTACCCGGTCACTCTGTTCGACCGGATGATCGAGGCGATAAAAACGATACCACTTGACAAAAAAACATAATTGTGGTATTATCGATATAATAGCCGCAGGTATGATAATACCGCGGATGAAATATGAAGAAGGGCCTCCGGGCCCTTTTTTGTTGCGAATTTTTCGGGAGGGAACAATG